CACAGCGGCGCTGCAGGACAACGCGGGAGGAAGACGCCCCACCCAGCGCAGTCTCGGCGCGACGGGAGCGGACCGGGGCGTTCACGACCGACCTCGCTGGTTCTTGAGCCCGAAGAACACCCAGCCGTTCCAGCGCGTCCCGGTGATGGCGCGGGCCACCGCCGACAGCGACTTGAAGGGCCGGCCCTGGTACTCGAAGTCCTCCGGCCGGACGGTGACGACGTGGTCGACGCCGTTCCACTCGCGGATCAGCCGGGTGCCGGCAATCGGTCGGTGCTCGACATCCCGGCTCCGCCTCGGCTTGCCGTTGTTGCCGAACAACTCCTCACCCAGTTCCTCCAGCCGCCTGACCGTCTCCGGCTTCAGCCCGCCATAGGCGAGTTCCTGGATGCGATAGGCGAGGCGGCTTTCGAGGAAGCGCCGGTTATAGGGCGGCGGCTCGGTCTCGAAGAGGTCCCGCCACTGCTGCTTCAATTCCACAGTCGGCGTCGTCTTCAATGCTGCCAGGCGGGCGAGTACCGAGGACGTGGCGGGGTGGTTTGCGTAGTCGATCATCGTGCGGCGTTCTCCGTTCGGCTTCCGCCATGACCGCTCGGTGTAGCGAGACAGTCCACCAAACTGTCTCCGGTCGCTGCAGATAAAGAAGTTGACTGTCGGGCCCGCAGCCGAACGAGCCCGAGCGCCAGCAAATCGCCGATCTCAGCGATGCGATCGCGGGCTTCCTGTGACGGTCTGCTGATGACTGTGGTGTTCGCCATTCCAATGGTGATGCACTCGGTAGGCGAGATCGAAAAGCCCAACTCCCGCCGGAGCGAACTGCTGCGGGGAATTAGTGGCGCTATCGAAATCCTGCGAAACCTGTGGACGGCGCATTTGAAGGGGTGGGTAGGCGGTACAATCGCTCGGGGCGCATTTCGAGCGGAATGATTCGCGAAAGGAGATCGCCGCAGATGGACGCGCAGGACGTCGTCGCAATCCCGGAAGAAGCTGCCGAGAAGATTTCGCCCATCTCGCAAGAGGAGCTGCTTCAGCGCGTACTCGAAGGAGCAATCACCCCATTGGCGGCGGAGCAGGAAGCGGACCGGCTTGGGATCGGACCCTTGGTGCGAAGGCCCGAGCCGGCCCTGTACGACCCCATGTCGGAGGCATGGTGGACGCTGCCGATGACGATCGCCTGGATTGTCTGGCGTACGCCGCAGGCGGTCCGAGAGCAGTGGGACGCCTATAGACTCGATTGCTCCTGGTGGGTTGCGACCGACTGGACCAGAGGTCCCGACTCTCCGGTATTCGAAGGCTTCACCGTGCAGCCGATGCCAACCGCTTGCTGGCCCCTACTTGCTCTTCGAGAGGACTATCCACGGGATCGCACTCTCTCGGCCCCCTATCGACCGAGGTCGCCCCGCGAGGCCAAGGACGAGCTTTGGGACGTCCTGGGAGACGGCGCTATCGAAGCGGAAGCGGTCGACCTGACCACGCGCGAAAGGCTCACGATTCCGACGAGAGCCTGGAAGGATCTGGAGATATATACGGAGCTCTGGTTGGACCAACTGCGGTGGGACCTGAGATCGCGGAAGGGCTTCGAAGATGTCCAGATCCGCTCGAGCTCGGTGATGGATGTTTGGCCGGCGCGCATGTCTCCCGAAGAATTCCCGCCCCTAGTGGAGCCGGGAGGCTCCGGTTTCATGCCGCTATCCGCCGCCGCACAGTGGATCACGTCGAGCGGTGGCACGCGCAACGTCGGGCCTGATCCGGCAGTATGGGACGACGCATATCGCCAGCTTGTCGATCGCATAGCGTCGGTAGAAGTCGCCGCAACGGGAGTGCGAGAGGCGCAACGTGAGCAACTCAAACCGTCCTGGTTCGGCGGTATGAGGGTGTTTCACCCAATCGGTTCGGAAGAGCTCGGCGGAGCCGAAACCGCGGAGATGTACCTCTGGGCCAATCCCTATTCAGACGACGATCACTGGGTCGCTGGCTTCAGCGACGACCTACGCATCCGTCACCGAACCGTGTGGTCGAAGCTCATGGTCAGCAAGGCCGACATCGCGCGGTGGTGGCCGAAGGCCAAGTCTCCAAGAGCTACGTCGCAAGGACGACCAAGCGACAAGGATCTGTTGATCGCCGAGTTCGAACGACGGTGTCGATCGGGTGAAGCATTGCTGACCCTTGCCGCCGAGGCGAGGGAACTCTCCACTTGGATCCGAACGAACCATACTGACGCCGTCCTGACACAACCGGTGACGATCCAAAACAATATTCGGGACCAGCATCGGCGCTTTCGGAAATCCCACGAAAGGAAATGATTTCGTGGGACTTTCGTAGCGTTTTTCGTGGGCCCGACATGCCTTACCTGGGGTTCCTCATAGCGCGATCGGATTGGTTCCGCCGCGCCCGTCGAGGAACCCGACATGACCCAGAACGAACCAAATCTCGATCCCGCCGAGGCCGCGGTCTCGGCGCTGTTTGCTCGTCACCTAAACCAGGACCAACTTGCCCGCCGATGGAGCTTGTCTCCGCGCACGCTGGAGCGGTGGCGCTCGATGGGCACTGGTCCCGCCTACCTCCGACTCGGAGGCCGGGTCGCGTATCGACTGGAAGACGTCGAGGCCTTTGAGGCGGCCGGGCGGCGAGACTCGCTCCGCGATAGCGGGGGAGGCGGCAAATGACCTTGGCCGAGCCAGATCATCCGGGGCCAGCAACCGACGATCTTCCATGGGATTATCTGGCCGACCTCGACAGTGCTCGCCACCAACTCGCCGGCGCGGCTCCCGGCGAACAGTTCGACCGGTTTCAAGCCATTGTCACCGAACATGTTCGATGGATCACCGTGCGCGGTATGGATCAGACGGTCGTATTCGGCGATCTTCTCCGGGCCGCCGCCGGCGTGGGACTAGGCGAAGAAGAAGCGCGCGATGCACTGCATGACGCGCTGGTGTGCTCGAGGACCGAGATCGCGAAGAAACGCCGGAACACCACTGGTGCGGGCTGGCGGTCTCGTTGCATCACCGCCACAAAGCTCGGCGACCTGGAGTTCTTGCCGATCGTGTTCGTCGTGCCGGACGTCATTCCGGAAGGCGTGACCATTCTTGCTGGCAAGCCGAAGGTCGGGAAGAGCTGGATGGCCCTCGACGTGTGCGTGGCCGTCGCGGCCGGAGGCACTTGCCTTGGTCAAGCGGAGAGTGCCGAGGCTGACGTCCTTTATGTCGCTCTTGAGGACAACCATCGTCGCCTGCAGCGCCGGATGCACAAACGGATGGGAAACGAGCGCTGGCCGACGAGGCTCACGCTCGCAACAGAATGGCGTCGTCTCGATGAAGGTGGCCTCGCTGACATGGAAGCGTGGTGTGCCACCGTTGCTGCCCCGCGCCTGATCGTCATCGACACGTTGGCCGCGATCCGGCCTGTGCGGTCGAGTTCGGGGTATCGGGAGGACTATGAAGCGCTGTCGGAACTGCAACGGTTCGCGGGCGAGCATGGCGTTGCGGTCGTCGTCCTCCACCATCTCCGCAAGATGTCGGCCGAGGATCCGTTCGACACGGTGTCGGGAACGCTCGGACTGACCGGCTCGGCGGACACGGTGCTGGTCCTGGCGCGCCAAGCCGGCGGGGTCACCCTTCATGGCCGTGGCCGCGACATCGAGGAGTTCGCCTACGCGATGGAGTTCGACCCGGCGACGTGCAGATGGACCATTCTTGGTGAGGCAGATGACGTTAAGCGATCCGAGCAGCGCGAGGCTATTCTCGTCGTTCTCGGCGACGAGGAGCGAGCGGTGGCAGACATCGTCGCGGCGACATCCATGCCGCGCAACAATGTCGACCGTCTTCTCCATTCGATGATGAAGGATGGTGAAGTTGAGCGTCCAGCTCGCGGCATTTACCGACGCGCCAGCATGAACCGGTAAGTTCGGTAAGATCGTAAGATTGGCAAACGCCAATGGTGCCAACGCTGGCCTCCAGCGTTCTTACCTTCTTACCGATCTTACCGGGTGTGCGTGGTTGCTGTGCGATGACGGACTGGAACGGTGTCGGTGTTGCGGCATCTGCCTATTCGCCCTATGCGATGCCTCGTTCCGTAGAAACGGGGGTTAGAAGAAGATGCCGAGACTGAGCCTGAAGAGCATGTCGGTCGCCGACCTCGTCGCACTCCGCGACAAGGTGCAGGCGGAGTTGTCGCGAAAGATCGATGTCGAGCGCAATGCGCTGCAGAAGCAGATCGCGGCGCTTTCCAATCTCGAAAACGGCACCTCGACGAAACCGAATGGCGGAGACGTCGTGCACCGTCGCCGGAAGAACGCGGGCGGAGGCAAGGCCTCGAAGGGTCGTGCCGCCAAGGCCGGCATTGGCGTCAAGTTCCAGGGGCCGAACGGGGAGACCTGGAGCGGTCGTGGCCGCACGCCGCGCTGGCTGACGGCGCTCGAGGCCGAGGGCAAGAAGCGGGATTCCTTCCTCGTTGCGAAGTGATATCGACGGTCGGATTGGCCCAGATTAAATTCCTAGCACTATGCGGGGATGGTCTGGTCGAGTCGGGATGATCTGCGTCTGACGATCCGTATGGGTCTGACCCGCGGGTTCAAGCTCGTACATGGCATGCGCCGGCAATTGAGCGAGGAGGAGCGCGACCGGATCGCGGATGCGATCATCGACCAGCTCATGCTTTCGAACTATCGCGTGGAAAGCGGACCGCCTGTCTCGGGACATGGCGGCCAGAGCCAGACGGACAAGAACAGGCTGTAGCGGGCCTGTCGAACAATACCCACTTGTCCGGCTCCGCCCCGCCGCGAGGCGCGATACTGCTTCATCCCCATCACAGGAAAATAATCCTATACATCTCGTCCGAGATCGCTATGATGCGTAGCAGAGCGTACTTGTGACAGGTGTGAGATGCGGCATTCCCTGGACTACCTTGCTGTTGAAGTCGGCCGATTCAGGCTGAGGGCGATCGGCCGGATGGCCATCGCGGTTGTCTTGCTGATTGGTTTAGTTCTGCTGGTGACCGGCGGGATCTGGAGGCCCTGGTGAGCGAGCTGAATGGGGATGGTTCCCGTTCCCTGATGCGTGAGACGAAGGGGCCGCCGCAGTGGCTGCGGCGGCCCTCCAGAGCGGCGGTATTGCCTCAACCACCGATGCGGTAGACGCGACCGCGGCCCTCGACCTTCTGCGAGACGACATCGAGGCCGAGCCGCTTCTTCAGCGCGCCATAGAGAGCGCCGCGAACGGTATGAGCCTGCCAGCCAAAGGCGGCGGCGATCTCCTCGACGGTGGCGCCGTCCTTCGCCCGAAGCATCGCGATCAACTGCGCCTGCTTGGTGTCGGTGCGCGGCGCCCGCTCCGTCTTGGCCTCCCTGTCGGCCACAGCCGCCGTCTGGCGGGCCTTCGGCGTCTTTGCCGGGGCCTTGCCCGGCTTCGCCTTGGCGCGGCCAGTGCCGGGCTTGGTGCCGCTGGTCGCGGGGGTCGTGTCGGTTCCCTTGGCAGAGACGGTTGCCTCGTCCGTTGGCTCCTGGGTCTTCGTGCTCTTCGCGGTCATGGATGATCCTCCGTGTTCGAGGAGGGCGCCGTTCGCCTCTCCTACGACCGGAAGACCCGAGGATTGCCAGGCAGGTTGGCTCTGACTCTCGGGCAGCTGCTCGACTGATGCTCCGATCAGGCGTGAATGCAAGTTCGATCGTCGGCTATCGATCGGTTTGCCGGGAACGCTTTTGCTCATAGCAAGCGGCATCCGCCTGCTCGAGAAGCGTGGATGTGGAGCCGCTATTGGTATCAACGGCGACGACGCCCACGCTTGCCCCGATCCGATAGGGTTTGCCGTTCCAGGTGAAGGCAATGTCTTCGATCGCCCGAACCAGTTTGCTGGCGACATAGCCAGCGGCATAGAGGCTGCAGTCACGCAGGATCAGAGCGAATTCATCGCCACCGACACGGGCACAGATGTCCTGACCTCGGCAGCATGATCGGATCGACTCGGCCACCAGCCTCAGCAGAGCGTCACCGGCAGCGTGTCCGGCAGAGTCATTCACATGCTTGAACCGGTCGAGGTCCATGAAGCAGAGGGCATGCTGCCGATCGGTACCCTGAACGTCCGCGAGTGCCGTTCTCAACGCAGCATCAAACGCGCTCCGGTTGGCGAGGCCGGTCAGTGGATCATGAGTGGCCGAATAGGAGAGGTCGCGCTTCAGTGCGTGGCTCTCGCTGATGTCCTGGAAGACCAGAACCCCGCCTATCACCGTGCCGTCCGGCTTGCGGACCACCGATGCGCACTCTCTGATCACCCGGCTATCGCCGCCCGCGGTGACCAGTAGCGATCCCTCGCGTAGAAGCCTGCTCGCTGCCCCGCTCAGCGACGCAAGGACAGGCTCAATCGCGGGAGCTTTGGTCTCCTCGTCCAGGATGTTGCAGACCACACCCAGAGACTCTCCCTTGGCATTCGCAAGCTCCCAGCCGGTCAGTTCTTCGGCAACGGGGTTCATAAGGATGACCGCATGCGAGGGATCGGTGACAACCACGCCGTCGGCAATCGAATCGAGCGTTACCGCCAGAAGCTCCCTCTCGGCAGCGAGCCGCGCCTCTACATCCTTGAGTCTGGTGATGTCGGTGTCCGTGCCAAGGATCCGCGCGACCGACCCATCCGGGTGCCACTCGATCGGCCTGCCGCGACTGAGTATCCAGATCCAGTGACCGTCCTGGTGACGCTCACGGTACTCGAACTCATTGTACTTGAGCTCGCCCGAGTCCTGGCGCCGCACCTGCTCGAGAATGCGCGGCCGATCGTCCGGATGGACCCGGCTCAACCAGCTGGACGGATCCACGTCCCCGTCAGGCGCAAACCCGCGCATGACCTTCCATCGCGGAGAGTAGAAGACCGTGCCTGTTCGAAGGTCATGGTCCCATACGCCCTGACCGGCGCTATCCAAGGCGAAGTTCCAGCGGTTCTCCGATGCTGCGAGGGCTGCCACGGCGCCCTTCTCTCGGTCGATGTCGGTGATCTGCACGATCAGGTACAGAGGCTGGTTGCTCCCCTTTCCGCGAACCAACGAAGCGGAGACAAGGCCCCAGAACAACGACCCGTCACTGCGGCGATAACGGCGCTCGGTTCGGTAGTGATCGATCTCGCCATTGATCAATCCGCTGAGCTGGTCCTCCGCCGCCGGGACCATCTCCGCATCGACGAGGTCCCGGACGCGAAGGCCGATGCAGTCGGCGATCGAGTACCCGAACATGGTCGAGAACGCTGGATTGGCGTAGACGACGTTGCCGCCGATATCGACAAGTGTCATCCCGATCGAAGCGTTCTCGAGGATGCTGCGAAGCACCTCCTCGCTGTTCGGGAACGACAATATCTGGGCGGATGTCGCCCGTCCGACACTGGCCAAGATGAGTCCGCCGCTCGCTTGCTTCCCAGCCGCCGTCTTGTAGCAGGCATGACGGTGGCTCACCAGCCGATGTCGAGAATGGGGCTTCTGTGACGGAGCCTTGGTGTGCGCCCGATTCCAGGCCGGAAGATTGGAGAGAATGCGTCACATCCGTCACATGCGTCACCGGGACCGTGCGTGCGATCGACAGTCCGTTGCGTCTCGACGACCAGAAATCTTCGGCACGACGTAGTATAGCGTACTGCATCGTAGCAAGTCGTAGGATCACTCACCTAGATTAGACTTCGCTATCATCGTATAATCCAAGTCCTTAGCAGCACGGTGATTTGCGATGACTTCGGACAATGCGACGCGCACTCTGACCATCGACTACCGCCCGATTGGTGAGCTGATCCCGTATGCGAAGAATGCGCGGACGCATGACGATGCGCATGTCGCGCAGATCGCGGCTTCGATCCGCGCCTTCGGCTGGACCAACCCGATCCTGGTGGACGGGGAGAACGGCGTTATCGCCGGGCACGGCCGGCTGCTGGCGGCCCGGAAGCTCGGCATGGCAACCGTGCCGGTGATCGAGCTGGACGGGCTGAGCGAAGCCGAGAAGCGCGCCTACATCATCGCCGACAACAAGATCGCCCTGAACGCCGGCTGGGATACCGAGATGCTGGCACTGGAGATCGGCGATCTGGGGGACCTCGGCTTCGACCTGTCGCTAACCGGATTCGGTGACGAGGAGATCGCCACGCTGCTCAACAGCGGCAATCCGGGGCTGACCGATCCGGACGATGTGCCGGAGGTTCCTGAGACGCCGGTGTCGCGGATCGGAGATGTGTGGTTGCTCGGCCGGCACCGGCTGGTCTGTGGCGATAGCACCCGGAAGGAGGATGTAGAGCGGGCGCTGGGTGGGGTTCGTCCCCACCTCATGGTCACCGATCCACCCTATGGCGTGAACTACGATCCCGGCTGGCGTGAGAATGCAGGACTCACCGATGGCTCGGTTATCGCCAGGGGCAAGGTCCTCAACGACGACCGGGCCGACTGGCGGGAGGCATGGGCCCTCTTCCCCGGCGATGTCGCCTATGTCTGGCATGGGGCTCTCCATGCCACCACGGTGGCGCAGAGCCTGGAAGCCTGCGGCTTCGCCGTCCGCTCCGTCATCATCTGGGACAAGACCCGCCTTGTCATCGGCCGTGGCGACTACCACTGGCAGCATGAACCAGCTGCGTATTGTGTCCGGAAGGGGAAGTCCGGGCATTGGTCGGGCGGCCGGAACCAGACGACGGTCTGGCAGATCCCGCATCGTCGCAATGCCAGTGGCCACGGCACCGAGAAGCCGGTCGAGTGCATGAAGCGGCCGATCGAGAACAACTCCTCCTCCGGCCAGGCGGTCTACGAGCCCTTCTCGGGATCCGGCACTACCATCATTGCCGCCGAGATGACCGGCCGGTCCTGCCATGCGATCGAGCTCAACCCCGCCTATGTCGATGTCGCCATCCGGCGCTGGCAGGACTTCACCGGGGAGGAAGCGGTCCTCGAAGGCTCCGGCCTGTCATTCTTGTCAGTGGCCGGTGAACGGGGCGTGGATCAAACCGGAACTGCCAATGGCAAGGCTGACAGGGGTGACCGTGAACATGTGACAGCGGCGACCGCACCCTCGTTTGCACTGTCCCTCGATGAAGTCGATCCGCTTGAACCGGCAGGGGTGGACCAATGACCGCTCCGATCGAGGTCCGGCTTCGGGCCGAATGGATCACAGGTATCGGCTACCGCTACGACGTCCTGCTCGACGGCGAGGTGATCCTCAGCCGTTCCCGCGATCCGGAGTACGACACCGCGCGCGTTCTTCACGCCCGCGGCCTTCGCGGTCGCTTCCGTACAATCGACTTCAAGACGGGCCGGGCCCGCATGATCCTCGACATCGAGAAGGCGGCGGAGCTCTGTGTTGTGGAACGCCCGAGCAAGGGGCCTCCGCGATTGGAAGCCTATCGTTCTCTGGAGCAAGCCACAAAGACCGCCCTGCACGGTCCGCCCGTTCACCAGGGACGGCCGACTGGCTTCGGGGTGGCCCAAGGGACCGGAAGGACCCTCCCGGCCGCTGGCGGTGAGACCGCGGACGCTCCGCCGTTCTTCCTTGATAGCGACGACCTCCTTCCCAGCGAGGACCGGATCCTTCGCCAGCCGGAAGCCGGTACCGTCGTGACCGAGGAGGCCTGACCATGGGCCGCCCGTCTCATGAGCCGACCACGGTCAGTCGCCGCAACGTCGAGGCTCTTGCCGGGTATGGCGTCCCCGAGGTCGATATTGCCGGTGTCATCGGCATCGATCCCAAGACGCTCCGGAAGCACTACCGCGCGGAGCTCAAGTACGGCCACGTCAAGGCCAATGCCAAGGTGGCGGAGAACTTGTTCCGCAAGGCGACCGGTGACGGACGGGAGGCGGTCATTGCTGCCATCTTCTGGATGAAGACCAGGGCCGGGTGGAAGGAGACCCAGGTCACCGAGCTTGCGGGAGCGCCGCCGAAGATCACCATCCACTGGAAGGCACCGTCGCGGAAGGAGGCGCCGGAAGCCCAGCCCTCGCCCGCCATTGGCAGCGGCGGGCTTCGTGTGATCGAGGGCTCCCTCGCGGGTCCTTCCCATCGGAAGGAGCCCTGACCATGGGACGCAAGGCACACCAGCCCGATCCCGTCACCCAGCGCCAGGTCGAGGCCATGGCCGCCTATGGCATCCCGGAAGCCGACATCGCCAAGGTCGTCGAGATCGACCCCAAGACCCTTCGTCGTCACTACCGGTCGGAACTCGACACCGGTCACATCAAGGCCAATAGCCGGATGGCGGAGAACCTCTACCGCAAGGCAATGGGCGATGGCCCACAGGCGGTGACTGCGACGATCTTCTGGTTGAAGACCCGAGCCCGGTGGAAGGAGACCACGGTCAGCGAGGTTACCGTCATCAACGACCCCTTGACCGATTTGCTCAGGGAGATCGGCGAGCGTGGCCGTCGCATCCACGATCCTGCCCCGGTCGAGATCGAAGAGAGCGAGGTGCACCGTGGGTCATCCGGCTTCACACTCATCCCGGGCGGACGGTCCGCATCGTCGCCGCCGCAGGATCGCCACTGATGGGCCGCCACGCGCACAGCCCCGAACCCGCCGGCCGCCGCCAGGTCGAGGCGATGGCCGCCTACGGTGTGCCGGAGGCCGACATTGCCAGAGTTCTCGGTGTCGATCCAAAGACACTCCGCAAGCACTATCGGGACGAACTCGACACCGGCAGCATCAAGGCCAACAGCAAGATCGCCGAGAGCCTCTACAAGAAGGCCATGGGCGACGGACCCCAGTCCGTCACCGCCTGCATCTTCTGGCTCAAGACGCGAGCCCACTGGAAGGAGACCACCGTTCAGGAGCACATCGGCGACGTCGGCCCGATCACCAGGATCCAACGGATCATCATCGCGCCGCCGCCTCGCGGCGCAGATGGCCAATTGCTGGGCCCGCTGGAAGCCAAGGTGCCGCCACTCCTCGAGCACGTCGAGAGCTGACATGGGTCGCCGCGCACATCGTCCCGATGAACGAGGCCGTCGCCAGGTCGAGGCGCTCGCTGCCTATGGCGTTCCCGAACATGACATCGCCCGCGTCGTCGGCATTGACCCCAAGACACTCCGGAAGCACTACCGTGACGAACTCGACCTCGGCGCCACCAAGGCTACCGCCAGGGTCGCCGAGTTCCTGTTCCGCAAGGCCACCACAGAAGGCCCGCAGTGCGTCACCGCCGCCATCTTCTGGATGAAGACCCGTGGCGGGTGGCGCGAGGCGCCCCAGGCTCACGAGGTCTCGATGAAGACCGCCGCCGAGATGACCGATGCCGAACTCGAAGCGCGGATTCGGGAGCTGGACAACGCGCTCGGTAGGCCGATGCT